GGGTTAGTACCCTTATAACCAACAGTGATGTAGTCACCAACTGCATATGGGTCAATGTAAACACGAGTACGTCCGTTCAGAACACCAGCGAATGTGTTACCAGTGTCGTCTACGTTCAATGAAGTGTTCATTGCAGGAGCGTAGTCGAGCATACCAGAAGCTGACAATGCAGAAGCAACGTCTGAAGAACAGATAACAAAGTTACCCTTACCTCTACGAGTTTCTTTTGCGATTGTGTTAGCTTCTCTTTCGAGTTGAACAATCAGACCTTTGAACTTCTCAACTGACCAACGACCATCTGCGTCTGTAGACAGATCAAAGATACCGTTGACAGCAGTGTTAGAAGTAGAAGCACCAGTCTTAGCCTGTGAGTTAATAGTACGAATAACTTCACGGTTGATCTCAGCAAGAATTTCTGTAGACAGAATGTTTGCAAGTTCTGTCTCAGCGTCAAGACCATGAATTGCTTTCAAGTCTTGAGCGAGTTCAAGTGAGTACTCTGCCTTCAACGCACGAGACTTAGCAGTAACAGTTGCTTTCTCGATTGTGAAACCCATCTCTTCGAAAGTAGATCCACCACTTGAACCAAGAGCTTCAGCATCAACAGTAGGCATACCACCACCGAAACCATTAGTTACACGTTGGTCATCAAGATTAGAGTCTTGAGCAGCAGAATCGATACCAACAAGACCAGAAGGACCAGCACTACCTTGTGTGGCAGAAGAGTCACCTGAGAATGTAGTATCCGCTTCGTTAAACAGAGCTTCTGGGTGAGTTGAGTTATTAGCAACACCGCCGTTATAGCGTGACTTCATAGCAAAGATGAGTCCAGTAGGACCAGACATAGGTTGAACACCACACACGTCATATGCCATCAAGTTAGGCATTGCACGACGAACAAGTGCAATCAGAACTGGGTTCCAGTTTGCAGCAGATGTGGTGCTGTTACCAGGAACTGCTTCTTGAAGCATTTGCGCTTCTTCGTTAAGAGCTTTTTCTTGGTTTTCTAGAATCGCAGCAGTAACAGCTTTACGGTGCGAATCTTTGATCTGACCAGCTGCTTCGTTATCAAGCACTGGAGACCATTTTTCGATCAAACGATCATATGATTCCATCATTGGGAATACTCCTTATTATTTTGATGCTTTTTCAAGAGCCGCAAGATAAGAAGACATTGAACCAGAAGTTACAACAGGAGATTCTCCATCGTCTTCTTGTGCGTAGTCAGCTTCTTTTGACTCAGTTGAAGTTTTTGTGAAGTATGATTCTTTTACCGTAGCAACTTTCTGTGCGAAAGTTTCTTCGTCTTCGAAATCAATGTCTTCTACGAGTGACTTAAGTTTTTCAACTTGAGTCTCGGCCAAATCACGAGCAGACTCACGGATGATTGCATCACGTTGATACTGTTCTAGTTGTTCAGCCATGGCAATTGCCTTACCAGTAGTAGCGTTGAGTTGCTCTTCAAGATCTTCAACAGTCTCGGCAAGTTCGTCAACTAGATCGACTTTAGACTCAGGTACTTCAATGTAAGACTCTTCGAACAGAGTTTTCATTCCGTTCATGAAGTTCTCAGCAATTTCAGTTCTCAGTCCAGTTTGAATGGCAAGTTGGTTTTCTTCCATCCAATTTTCAACTACGTAGTTGAGGTATGAATCGACTTTCTCTACGAGGTCAGCCTTAGTAGATTCGATCTCTTCAGAGAGTTCTTCTTCATACTTGGCTTCCAAACGGTCAACTTCTTCTGACAACTTCGACTTGATAGCTGCTTCGAAAATAGTTTCCGCTTTTGTCTTAAACTCTTCAGACAATGTTGCTTCATCAGAGATGAGAGCATTCAAGTCTTGAGAGAAATCAGCCTGATACTCAATTTCAGTACGTGCTTCTGTTTCCTCACCTTCGACTTCAACATCTTCCGCCATGAGTCTAGAAAGAGCAGCTTGGAGTTGTTCTTTCTTCATTGCAGATAGTTGAGTGTAAGCGGCATTAATCATACCAGCTTTTGTCTTAGGCATTGGATCTTGCTTGGTGTTATCGCCCTTACGCTTTTTAGCAGTAGGAACTTTATCATCAGCGGCATTCACAGAGGCTACTGACTGAGCTTCAGCATTCTTAGGATCGTGACCTTCTTCCACGACTTCGTCTTCGTTCTCAACTTCGTCGTAGAGTTCAATCTCTTGATCTTCAGTGTATTGATCAGTCATAATTGACTCCTATTATTTTGATTTGAGTAACGAGAGGAAATTCTTAAACTCACGAACCTGTGTCTCATAGAGATCTTTTCGTGGAGCTCTTTTAATTTCAGTCTCCATTTTTTCAATTGTTTGAGCTTCTATTATACCGTTATTCCATATCCACTCTACACCTTCCATAACTCCATTAACAAAAGCATTTGGTGCAGATGGATCTTGAACGATATCAACGGCATTTAGCATGAAGTCGGGACCGACTGTCATTACACCGTTACCTCGCTGCAAACTTCCCATACCACGAGTCGAAACGCCAACCCTTACGCCACCATCGAGTAAACCTTTTACGATTTGCCCCATAGGAGTTTCCAGAATTGTCGCTTTTCCTACAACATCGTTACCCTTCCAATCAAGGGAATCGATTTTGTGAGAAACTTTGTCTAGGTTGATTGTTGGTCCTTCAGGATGATTGAGTTCACCAACAGCTCTACCTTTTGAAACTTGTTCATCAATATACTTACCAACAGCAGATTCCATTACCTTACGAGGATAAATTCTACCGTTTCTATTCTTTTGTTCTGATGAAGCAAAAATACCTTCGATAGCATAAGTTTTCTTACCATCTTTGGTAGCTTCTGTGACTACTTCCAAATCTTGGTCTGTATATTCTGCAATCAGTTTCATTTCATTTTTCCGAATTGTTTCACAAATTGAGTGGCAGCTTTCTCTGCCTCTTTTTGTGATCTATAGGAATCA